CGGCAACTGCCGCAGGGTTGGCGTCACAAACTGCGATGGCGTCGGCGATGCGACATTCGGGGCCAGCGCGACCACGATCGACCAAGGCGATGTGATTGCCGACGATGGCCGTCTGCTTGACATCGTAAGCGTGCCCCTCGGGCGTGGTGCCGGGGGTGAAGTCGAGCGTGGTCTGGTAGCCGTTCGACAGCTCGCGCTTGCCGGACTTGACCGCAGCGATTGCAGCGGCGTCGGTGAGCATCAGGTCGAACGAGACATATTCGCCATCACGAACAGCGCCCATAACGGTGCCGCGCGCGTGCTCACGCCAATTGTCGGCAGTCACGGCGGTTGCGGGATGGTCGTTCGTGATCGGCTTGCCGATGAAGCTGGCAATGCTGGCGCGGTCGAATACCTGGTCGCCGCTGCGGTAGACCTTGACCGTCGCCTTGTCGCGGAGGCCATGCGCGTTATCGGGATCGACCTCGACGCCAGCGTAATCGTACAGGCCCGTCCTGGCTGCACGGGCGCGCACGGCGAGGAAGCCCTCGCGAGTGGTTTTCGGCGCGTCCAGCGTGAGATGGTCGAATGCGATCATGCCCCACGGGATAAACGGCGCAGGGCGGGAGGGTTACCGCCGTCAATGGGGTGGCTTGGCGCGAGCTGGTCAGCGCGCTATGGTGAACCCATGGAACTGATCATCGCAATGCTGCTTGCTGGCGCCAGCTACAACGAGACCGTCAAGGTCGAAGGCAAGTCCTACCGCGTGCTCGTGCGCGAGGATGAGGTGAAGGTATTCCAGAAATCCTTCATCGCCGGGCAGAAGGTCAAGGGCTCGACAGAACAGCGGGCCCAGATGCGCCAAGCGGTCCAGCAGGTGACGGGCTGCAAGCTGACCGATGATTTTTGGCGCGGTGCCGTGCTGGTTGGGGTCATGGATTGCTCGGGGAAGGCTGCTAACTAGCGGCTACTGGCTGCTCGCAATAGTCTGCTAACTCCTGGCATCACTCATCCCTCGTCGCGAACCACCAAGCAACCGGTAGCGGCACCTTCTCGCTGACCAGCTCGCCTGTCAGATGATCGACGTATTCGATAGTCGCCTCCATGGTCACCGGATTGATGACATGGCCGGTCACACCCAGCGCGCGCATCCTGCGGGTCGGCGGAAAGCCTTCAATTTGCCGTATCATCGGTTCATGCGCCATCACTCACCCCCTACCAGAATAGCGTCGATCATGGCGGTCCATGCGTTCGTGGCCTGCTGGTCTGCCATGAGCTTACTGCCGCGACCATCGGCGATAGATTCGTATTGCCCAGCGCCGACTTCGGTATCAAGCACCTGCTCGCCACCGGCCTTGACCATGGCTTCATCCGGCTCCCGGATCGCGGCGAGCACCAGCTTGACCTGCTCGACATAGCTGCGCCACCCGAAATCCTGCTCAATCGCCCATTCGACGCAATCGCCATACTGGCCGGGTTCGTATTCGAATAGCGCACGCGCGGCGCGTTCAAGCGGGGTCATGCGATGTCATTCCTCAACAGGGCATCGGCATGGTCCGTATCAAAACGGATAGTGAATGCTTCAAGCTCCGACCTCCGCTCATAGCCGATCGTGAAGTCGCGGCCATCGTCGGTCGTTCCGACGAATTGCACGATGCGGCCGTCATCATGCTCCCGCCATTCGCGATTGGCGCAGCCGTTCTGGTCGGCAAATCGTGTCATTGCGTCTAGAGCCGCTTGCCGCAGCCTGGCTTCAAAGGATAAGGGTTCATCAGCCATTGTGCACTCCGTATGCGCTGTGGTCAGGGCCGGGCGCTGTTGACGCAGCGTTTCCGGCCCGTTGGCATAGCACGGCGGCGGGCTTCAATCCAGCAAAAGCACTGCCCGGCTCGTGCACCCGCAAAAGGGAAGTTGGCTCGGTCGATCCTCGGGCGGTTTCCTGAAAAGCTTGCCATCGAAGCGCTGGCCCCATCGATCGGGGTTGTCGGAATAGAACAGGCCGTTGCGCGCCTTGTGATCCTCGCGCGGATGGGCTTTCCCGCTGTGAATCCACTCCCATGAATCGATGCCTGCCTGCCTCCGCCGCTCGTCGTTCAACTCGCCTCCCAGCTTTGCAGTCTGGTCCCCCGCAATGCGCTTTGCCCGCGCCCGCGACATATCCACAAACCCGCGTATCTCCTTCGCGAACTCGGCAGCGGGTTTCCGCTCGGTCAGGCCGCGAAAGGCAGCGTCCGCGATTTTGCGCCTGGTCTCATCCGAGACACTGCTGACCAGCGCGACGTTGCGCTCGATGACCGTGGCAAGGGTCGCGCGCACGTCCGATGCGCCGAGCATGGTCTCCAGGTTGACGCTGGTCGCGGTCAGGACGTTCCCCACCCAGCGCCTGCGATGCCACGCCTCGACCGCTTCCGACCAGCGCCCGATGGCGAACCGCAGCGACACGATGACGCCGGACACGGACGACGATGCGGCCTCGATGCGCGCCGTGACATCAGCCGGGGAATCGGTCTGCAATTCGGCAAGCGATTGCGAATAGGCCGCGACGATGCTTTCGAGCGCGGCGGTCCAGATGGTGAGCACGGGCTGATAGGCAGCGGTGTAGAGCGCGGTTGCCTGCAATGCCGGGGGCTGGATCGGGCGGAACGCGATGACGCGGCGGCGCGGGTTCTTGGCGCGGCGGGTCATCCCTGTCAGGTCGAGGGTAGCCATGGCTTACGCCTCCTTCGGCCGCCAGCCATCCTTGATGGTTTCGACGATCTCAGGGCCAAGCCGGATTGCGCCGCGATAGGGCTCGATCGCCTCAAGGTCGAGATCAGCAGGGGCATTCCAGGTCAGCGTGATATGGGGTTGGTAATCCGGGTAATCGTGCGCCGCCCCGGCCCGCATGATCTGTTCATGCCGCCATGCAAGCCGCGACGAAACGAACAGCAGTGCTACAGCATCGCCATCACCCATTCGTTCGATCAGACGCACGCCGCCCGGCGTAATGTTTAGGCCACCGTCCTTTTCCTGATTCCAGTCTTCGCCATCGATCTTCATCCAGTCGATCGGGCGCTTGGAGTAGGCGACGGTAACGTGGAGGTCTTCGGGCGCGGTGACGGAGGTGAAGCCCTGCGTCCGTGCCCAGCGAATGATTTCCTCGGCATTGCGGACCTTGCGCTGCACATACAGCGTGCGCGGTGTTGCGTCCTGCAGTGCGATGGCATCATTGGCCGCCCGGCGCAGATCATCCTCGCCTGCGCCGCCACGAGATATCGGATCACCTCCTTCCGCTAGATCTGCATCAAGGTCATCGTCGCTCGGGTCCGCCTGTTCCAGCCCATAGCGCTCGTCATCGCTGAGCGGTAGGAGCGCCGCCTCAAGCTCCGGCCACATACCCTCATCGATCGCCCAGGACTGCACCGCCTGCGCAAAGGCGCGGTCGGGAATGGTCGCCGTGTCCTGAATTATCTTGATCGTTTCCGCCTCTGCCTTTCGGCGCTCTGCCTCGGCCTTCTGGTCGGGCATGTCGAGCGGTGCCCATTCGTACCACTGACCATCCGGAACGCTGCCGATCGCGGATTGCAGCAGATAGCGGTCGAAGCGCTCCAGGCACGGCGCAAGGTCAAGCTCCTGCATCGCCCGGATCTTCTTGTTCCAGTCGGTCTGCTGGCTTTCGCCGCTGCTGTTCATGCCCTCGGGCGAGCGGCCAAGTAGGCGCGTTGCCGGAATGTCGGAGACAGCCGCGACGAACTCGCCGTAGCTGTTGAGGATGTCCTTGGCCCCGGCAAAGCTGTAGCTGCTGTCGTCGATCTTCTCGCCGCCCTTGCCCTCGCCGTCGCCAGCATCGTAGATGAACGCATTGTGGATGCTCTCGGCCATGGCCAGCACCGACATGCGCTTGGCGACCTGATCGGTGCCCTGCTGCGTCGAGGCGAGCTCCATCAGGCGCGGGATGCCGATGCGCAGGGTCCGGGCCTTGTGCATCAGGGCAGCGAACGAGGCGCGGGCGCTGTCGCTATCGGCCACGGCGTCAAGCACCTGCTGCACCGTGCTCTCGCCCCAATAGGCGTCGTGGCCCGCATAGCTGATCATGGCCAACGAGGCGGTCGTATCGGCGCGGAACGGGATCACGCGCGACGGGTGCAGCGTCTGCTGGCCACCCTGACCGGTGAGCGTCCACATGACCGGATCGAGATAGCCCGGCAGGCGCGCATCTTCCTGATAGGCACTGAACGACAGATGCCAGCGCGACACGACGTTGACATAGGCGAGCTGGTCGCGGCCGATGTTCTCAGGCGCGGGCTCGCTTGGGTTGCCGGGCAGACCGAGGATGAGGGCCCCGCCGCCCATGCCGCGCAGCACCTCGACCTGGCGCACCTTCTGCCGGATCATCAGCCGCTTTTCGAGCGCCTCGACCGCGCTGATCTGTTCCGCGTCAAGTTTCCAGTCGCGCCATTCGCGCACCATGTCCATGGCGGGGATTTGCACGATCTTGCGCATCAGCGGCGAGCCGGAATAGGCCTGCGCGATCTGGTGCTGCGTCATCGGAACGGCGGTATAGGTGTTCGCCGTGCGGGGGTCGCGGCCTGTGCCTGTCCCTGCGATGGCGTTCTGCAGGCGGTCGATGAAGTTCAGCACTTTGCCCATGATGCGGGGGTATGCCGGATTGTGCTCGGGTGTTACCGCCGTCTAGAGGGCGCCCGAAAGGTCGTAGGCGTAGCCGATCGGCAGCGCGACGATATCGAACGCGCGCGATGTGCTGTCCGCGTCGTCATCGTGCTTGGCAGTGGGGAAGCCTTCAAGCGCCGTAAACCAGCGCTCGTTCCACTCGCCGCGCAACACGTCGACATTGCCCGCCTCGGCCTGCGCAGAGAATGGGCTGAAGCGCGTGATCTTGTCACCCGTCTCGGTCGATGACCGAACCGTGTAGCCAGCCAGCGCGAGCTTCATGTTGGCCACCTGGCTCTTGCCAGCCTGTCCCGGGTCTTGCGGTAGCGAAATGGTGCAGGCCTTTCCATCCTGGCTTGCGGTGTTCTTGAGCAGCCGCTCGACGCCAGCAGGCGACAGGCAATCATTGACGTTATCGACCACGATGTAGCGGCCATCCGGCATCCGCCCAATTTTTGTGCCGCTGGTTGCATCGGGATCGGGGGTATCGGCACTGCGCGGCGTTGCGGCCAAGTCCCATCCGCGACCGAACACGGTTCCTGCCGGAATGGCATCGACAACGCGGCACCAAGACCGCTGGAAGTACAGGCCGGCAGCTGGCCTGATCTTCCAGTTTCCGCCCAGCAGCCGCTCGCGCTCGACCATGGGCAGGGCAAGCAGGGAGGCCATGTAGCCCGGATCGGCAGCCATCAGCGCCTTGTTGTCGGTCAGCTTGGCCGGAATGAACGTCAGGGACTTTGCCGGTATCGGGACGCTTTCGCCCGACTCGTTGAGCATCGTATATTGCTCGAGGTCTGCCGGATCATCAGCCCATCGCAAGTCTTCGCCCACTCGCACGAACCAGCGCAAGACTCCGGCGCGTTCAGGAATCGGCAGGCCGGTATCCTGATCGATCCACCACGAGATAAGATCAGCAACCCAGCTATCGGCGTCGGGGTTGCATGTCGCGCGGATGTAGGGTCGCACGCCGCACATCGAGCGGTTGCGGCTGACCATGTACCAGAACTGCACCGCGCTGAAATGCGTCAGCTCATCGAAGCAGATCAGCGGGATCTGCGAACCCTGCCAGTTGAACCGGGTCTTATCATGTTCAAGGTGGGCAAAGCTTACCGATGCGCCGGATGGGAAGGCCCAGGACAGCGTGTGTTCCTTGGGGTCACCTCCGACCTGCGGATATAGCACCGCGCTCTCGTCCCACAGGCCGCCCTCATTGCGGATCTGGACTGTCGAGCGCCGGAAGAACACGGCACCAAAACCGGAATTGCCGATGTGCCGCAGCGGCTCCATCAGCAGGCCCCAGGTCTTTCCGCCACCTGCGCCGCCGCCGTAGATCGCGATGTCAGCGGGTGACGACAGGAACGCAGTTTGCGGGCCGGGCTGCGGCTTGATCGTTTCAGCGGTTATCTGCGGGCCGCCGTTGTGCCCTATGCCCGGCTCTATGCGTGTGATGGCGTTCATTGGGAGGCCGGGCCATCCCTCCCATTGTCCGGCAACGCAAAGATTGCGACGGCGGGCGCTGTAGCAGGCAGGTCTTTGCCATCCTTGCCGGTGATCTCGCGGCGATTGGTGAACGCGTTGCCCATTTCCTCGGCGGCCTGCTTGTGCAGTTGCGCGGCGAGGGGGTAATTGCCTTTCGCCTCCGCTGCTGTTGCCATGCGCTGCAAAGCCCGCAACCTGGTCGACCGATGAGCTATCGCGATCTGCGAGGAATCATCCACGAACGATTTTCGGGCCGCTTCGAACAGGGTCCGCCACTTAGGCGCAACTTTCGCTCCGGCGACCTTCGTGGGATCGTACTTCTCTACACTCTGCCGCGTGATCGTAAGGCCAAATTCGTGGTTGACCGCTGCAACCACCTGCGAAGGCGTATCGAAGCATGCAAGTGCTTGCACGATAAAGGTTTTCACCTCGTCGGTAAGTTTGGCGTCAGCCATGTTTTCGTCTCCCCGGTGTCAACTAGGCGACGGCGCGGAGGCAAGTGCCACACACGCCCGCTATCGATGCGCGCCCGATGATCGGCCCAGCGTTGGCAGCCTCGACCATGGCAGACACGCCAGCGGCTTCAGCTCCGTAGCGCGCCACGACGCCGACGAACTCCTCGACATCGTGGCCCCTGATGCAAAACGACGGCGAACCGTCCTGGCTGTACTTGGGCATCCCGTATTCGTCGAGCTTTTGCGCACAGTGGTAGAGCTCGTGCTCGACGAGCGCGCAGAACGATGCGTCATCCATGCTCGCGGCCGCGCCAGCGTGGAATGTGATCAAGAAGTCCGGCACATCGCCGAACCATTCCTGAATCTGCTGCGTCGCTCTCGCCTTCTGCCATTTACCCATCGCCATCGGCGGCATCAGTTCGGCCTGGCCAAGCACCGTCCGCATGTTCCGGCTGTTGTCGCAGTTCGTCCAGAGGAAGCCGATCGCAGCGTCCTGCAAATGCGAATGGTCGAGGTTCTGCAGGGTGGCGCCGTCGTTGATGAAGGTGTCGAAAGCCCATTGGCGAAGGTCATCGGCAGGCGTGAAGATGTCCAGTGCCTCCATCGGATCAAGCAGGCTGGCGGGTGGTTGCGGTCTCATCCCCTCACTCCCCCTTAGCCGCAGTCAACCGCAGCCCCATGACATACCGCTTGGCCCGGTCGGACCTGCGATGCGGGCGCACCGGGCAACCGGTGATCTGGCTCCGGGCCGCGCGCAGTTCATCCCCACCCGATTCCTCGATCCACCGGGCAACGACGCGCCAGTTGGTGCGGTAGTGCTCCATCAGTTCCTTGCTGTGCCCCATCTCGAGGAAACGCTCGCGGAAGTCGCGGGGGCAGGGCCGTTGCGGGCGCTCAAGCCCGGTGTCGTGCCGCCGGCCATCGGATCTGCGGCTCTCGGTTGCCATCATTGCGTGCCCTCTTTGCTGAACCGCAACGTCCCGTCTGCGTCGAGGTAGCCCTGC